TAATTCCCCTTTGTTTCTAAGGGTTTCTGCTATTTTTATTTATAGTGATTTCCACCATAAAAGCTTGCATTACTTTACAATATGTAGTAATCTTTGATTATGAAAGAAATAAACAAAGGAGACGAAATGAATACAAAAACAAGATATGTCAAAGAATACAACGATTATTCTTCAGGAAAAGATAGAAGAATTACAAAGTTAGTAAATGACATTAAAAAATTAGAAGAACAAAGAACTGAGAATCAAATTCTTAAAGTTACTTGGAAAGAAGTAAAAAATGAAGAAGAAGATACTTGGTACGATTGTTTTGCTTACGATTATAATTTCACAGTAAATTATAGTTGCATAAGAAACGGTCAAGGTTGGTCTCAATTCTTAGAGTTAATTGACCGTTGGGGAGACGGACACCATTTTGATAACGAAATGGCAAACTATTTTTACAAAGATATAAAAGTAGAATTGCTCGAAGTACCAAATCACGAAGAATATGTCGAAGAATGTAAATTCTGTTTTGTTCATAGAGGTTGGTATGGAGTGCTAGAAAGTTCTTGTATCGAACTTTAAGAAAATAACAAATTAAAAGAACCCGCCTACATTGGCGGGTTTTTTGTTATAGTTAAACCTATGGCTAGTCTTACAAGTATTCGTTCAGGTTTAGGAACTAGACTTGAAACGATAAGTTCTTTATTAGTATATGATTATGTGCCTGATTCGATTGAACCACCTTGTGCAATCGTAGGTACTTTATCTTCATTGGAATACGATAATACTTTTAGTCGAGGTTCAGATACTTACACAATTCCAATTCAACTTTATGTTTCAAGAGTGGACGCTGAAGATTCACAAGATACTTTAGACGGATATCTTGCTGGCTCAGGTGCAAGCTCAATTAAATTTGCGATTGAGGGCGATACAACACTTGGTGGTGCAGTATCTTCTGCTAGAGTTGTTGAAGCAAGCAATTATGGTGTTTATACTATAAACAGTATTGAATACTTAGGCGTAGAATTTGAGATAGAGGTAATAACTTGAGTTATATATTAAAAGTTGGATTAATGTTTGGCGACAAGCAGTATGAAGAGGGAGACATCATTGATGAGATTCCTGCGAAGTCTGTTAAGTGGCTAAAAAAACAAGGTCTAATTGAAGAAGTAAAAGGATTAGAAGAAGCAGAAGCTCTTCAAAAGAAAAGAGCTAGAAACGCTAAAGGACATTTCATTGCCGACGACCCAGCAACAGAAAAGAATGAAGCTTATGAGGAGCAAGAATGAAAAAAGAAAATATGACTTTTAAGACTTTAGATTTACAAGTATCAGACGACATAGAGGGAAAAGTAGAAGCAGTTTTCTCTGTATTTAATACCGTCGATTCAGATGAAGATGTTGTTCTTCCTAATTCAATAAAATCAGCTTGGGGAGATAAAGGCGTCCCTATGGTTTGGTCTCACGATTGGAAAGATGTAATCGGTAGAGGCGAAATAGTTCAAGACGAAGAAAAAGCTGTATTCAAAGGTCAATTCATAATGGATACCGAAAGAGGAAGAGACGCTTTCCATACAGTTAAAGCTATGGGAGATTTACAACAATGGAGTTTTGGATATCAAGTTACTGAATCAGAAAATGGAGAATTTCAAAAGGACGGACAATCACAAGAAGTGAGATACATCAAGTCCGCAACAGTTTTCGAAGTTAGTCCCGTATTAGTCGGTGCTAATCAAGAAACGCATACTTTAGCAGTTAAGGAAGATAATTCCTCTGCTGAAGTGCAAAGTGAGCCTAAATCTAATTTAAGGTTTACTGATGAAGCTGATAATGTGCTTAACACAATTAACAGTTTTATTGACAGGGCTAAAGAACTTACTTCTTTACGGCTTGAAAAAAAGAAAAAGTTATCAAAGGGTGCTACTGAATCTTTGGTTAATTTACAAGACAGAATCCAAGAAGTTTATAACGAATTGGATATGATAATCGGATTTGGTTCTGATGAATCAAATGTTGAAATGGAAATTGACGAACTAGACGCAGAAATAGAAGAACCTCAAGAAGCAGATACTTTGATAGCTGACACAACAAGGGTTCTATCGGAAACTTTAGACCCTGATATTATTTAAGGAGATTAAATTGGCTAAATTAGAAGAGCTAAAAAAGGAACTCCATTCACTTAGAGAGAACACTCTTAATGAATTTAAAGATGTTGATACAACTGATTTTGATTCTGATAAAAAAGAAGAGTGGGCTAATCGTAATGAAAAAATGTCAGAACTTGTTAATGAGATAAAAGAAGCTCAGAAAATAGAAAAAGAGAAAAAAGAGCTAGAAGCTGAATTAGAGAAAAGCAACAATGTAGAGCCAATGGCTATACACGCTGAACCTAAGGAAGAAGTAAAGACTCTTGGACAACGATTTCTTGATTCAAATTCTTTTAAAGCATTTAAAGAGAATGGACAAAAAAACATTACTTCTGAGTTGAAGTGGAATCCACAAGTAGAATTAAAAACTACTGTTACCGAATCAACTTGGCCTCCTGCGGTTGTTCGTTCTTCAAGAATTGAAGAATCTGCACAGTTAGACCCGTATGTAATTCCTAATTTGATAGATACAATTACTACTGACCAATATCAGTACAAGTATCTTGAGGAAACAACATACACTAATAACGCTGCACCAACTGCTGAGGGTTCTGCTCTTGGAGAAAATGCTTTGGCATTTACCGAAAGAACAGAAGAAATAAGAAAAATCGGTGCTTTTATTCCAATGACAGAGGAACTTCTTGCAGATGTTTCCGCTTCACAGGGATATATTGACAGTAGATTACGATTTATGATAAGACAGACAATATCTGACCAAATTATCGGTGGTTCAGGCTCAGGCGTGAACTTAACAGGTATCTTGAATAAAACAGGAATCAACGCATTTAACTATTCATCTTTTAGTGGAAGCTTAAAGAGAATTGGACAATTATTTGAAGCGATTACAGAAATTCAAAAAGACGCATTTATGAATCCTGACGCTATCATTATGCACCCGTCTGACTGGTATCAAGTAGTTACTGAAGTAAATGCTGTAACAACAAGTGGAGCTTTGAATCCATTATTTGTTGGAGCAGGAAACTTTAATGACGCTGTAAGACCAAGCATATGGGGTGTTCCAGTTGTAGTTTCAACAGAAACTTCAGCAGGAGACTGTTTAGTTGGTACTTTCGGTGGTGGACAAGCAATACATATAGTCGCAAGACAAGGTATGGAAGTTGCAATGTCTGATTCACACGACGAGAACTTTGTTAAAGATATAGTTGTTATGAAAGCAACTGTAAGAATGGGCTTGCCTATTTATAGAGCAACAGCTTTCGCAAAGATTACAAACTTCTAAGGATAACTTAGAAATTATATGACTTTAATAACTCGCTCAAGCTTTAACGGCACGGGCGAGTTAAAGTCAGGAGAGAAAATTATGATTTTAAAAAAATATGTATGGGTAGATGAAGCAGGTAAAGTTGCTGAAACAACTGATAACCAACTTCCAAAAGCTTGGAGAAAAGGAAAACTACTTGGCGTTAAAGGCCACGAAGTATCTGAAGCTCAAGCTAAGGAATGGGGATTAGGTAAAGCAACAAAAGCTAAAGCACCCGTTGAAGATAAATCTAAGTAGGACAAATTATGGCTATTACTAATGGCTATACTACTTTGTCAGGCATAAAAGCTTATATGGGAATATCAGGCTCGGCTCAAGATGATAACTTGGAAAGAGCTGTTGAAACAGCTTCAAGACAAATAGATAAAATAGCTGGAAGAAAATTTTGGATTGACGGCTCAGTTGTTGTTAGAACCTTTACTCCAGTATCAACTTATTACCTTGATGTGCCTGATATTGCTACAACAACAGGTTTAATAGTTAAACTAGATACAAATGATAACGGAACTTACGATACAACACTAACACTAAACACAGATTATTATGTAACACCCGCTAATGCAGAAGATGAATCACTTCCTTATGAGTGCATTAAGATTTTAGATACAAGAAGTTCTGAAAGATTCGATACAACAATAGTTAATAATATTCAAGTAACAGCTAAATATGGATTCGCTTCAGTTCCAAAAGATATCGAAACAGCTTGCTTGATACAAGCTTTAAGACTATTCAAAAGAAAAGATACTCCATTTAATACTTATGGAAGCGATTCAACTGGCGTATCAGAACTATTTTCAAAGGTTGACCCTGACGCCTTACAATTGATTAAAGGGTACAAAAAAACGACTTTAACAGGTCAAATTATATAATTTTTTAAATTAATTTCTAAAACCCTATAAACATTGACTTATATATTGTGATATTTACAATTAATACTTGAATATAATCAAAGATTATGTATTATTTAAGTATGAAAGAAACAAAAAAAGGAAATAAATTGAACTTTAACAATCCTGACGGTAGCTTTAATCGTGATAAGTGGTTAGATTTTATGAATACTTCTATTCAATCTATTCCCTATTTCAATGCAATTACAGGTGGTACTTCTAAAATAGTTAATCAACAATCTAAAAAAGTTCAATGGGCAGGTAGCAGTTGTAATAGAGATAATTTTGTAACAAGAGCAAAAACAGTGTATGAAAAATGGGATAGTGAAGAGGGTTGGAGTCTTGTTTTTAGCCCAAGAGATTATATTGATAATCCAACAGATAAAATTGAAATATTTAAAGTTTATTTAACTTTTGAGAGTGGAGCAGAATTTATAGTTGTATATCCAAATGGAGAATGGAGATTTTTAGGTTATTGGGAATATGCACAATATGGTTTTAAAAAATATATACCACAAAAAATACAAACCTATTTGAAAAGAGACGGACTTTTATAAAGTAGAATTTAAGTCATAAAAAAAAATTTAAACAAATGCTAACATTGTCGTATGACACAAAAAGCTTTTAGAGTTACAGGAACAGAAAAAATTGCTCGTGAATTAAAGAAGATGAAGTTTACTGCTTTACCTTTAAGAAGATTTATGAATGATTATGCAGAAATAATAGCTGAAGAAGCAAAGAAGCAAGCACCAAAAGCAACAGGAGAATTAGAAAATTCTATTGAAGCAGGAAGAGTTAAAGAGAGAGGTAGGCTTCCTAATTCAATTAAAGTTAGTTCGAATGTTCCTTATGATGTTTATGTTCACGGAAGATATAAAAAACTTCCTGCGGGTTATAAGAAACCACCTGCAAAGAGAAGAGCTAATGCAACAGGATTTCCTAGAACAAGACCTCATAGACCACCTTTTCAACCGATTGAAGATTGGGTAAGAACTAAAGGATTAGATTTTGGTAATGGAACTAATAGAACAGCAGGAACAGTTTCGGGTGGAATAGCTAAGAGAGGTACTCCAATCGTTCCTTACTTGTTACTCGCTGAAAAGAATACTAGGAAACAAAGAAAAGTTTTATTAGCAAGAACTATGAAAGAAATTCAATTGGCTTGGAAATTAGGAACTAAGCTGTAAGATAGATATAGATAATTAGAACGAGGAAAAGATAATGGCTTTTATAAGTGGTAAAGACACTATAGTTTATGTAGGTAGTACAGATTTTTCTAGCTACCTAAATTCTGCTGATGTAAATAAAACAGCAGATGTTGCTGAGACAACTACATTCTCAGATGAAGCAAAATCTTATATTGGTGGATTGACAGACGGAACAATCTCACTTGCAGGTTTTTGGGACGCAACAGCAGACGCTACCTTGTCAGGATTAATGGGTTCTGCAACAAGTTCAAATATTGTTCTTGGTTATGACGGCGTTGATACAGCAGATTATTGTAACTTTGCAATTGTTGACGCAACAAATTATGGAATTTCTTCTCCAGTCGGAGATGTAGTAGCAGTTACTGTTGACTTACAAGCAACAGGTGGAGTTTTTAGTAATGGATATATTCTTTCAAATTCTGCTGTAACAGCAACAGGAGTAGTTGGTTCTGCTCTTGATAACAGCGCTTCTTCTGACAAAGGAGCAGGAGCTTTTGTAATTTGTACTTCTGTTAGCGGTACAAGTCCAACAGCAGATATAAAGATTCAACATAGTGCAGATAACTCTACCTATGCTGATTTAATAACATTTACTCAAGTAACTGCAGCAACAAGTGAAATAAAAACAGTTGATTCAGGAACTACAATAAATCGTTATGTTAGAATATATAATACAATTGGCGGTAGTTCTACTCCGACAGCAAATGTCATAGTAGGATTCGCTAGAAATAGTTAAGGAGAAAAGTAATGGCATTCGTTCACGGAAAAGATAGTGTATTTAAACTTGATAACAACTCAGGGTCTCTAACAGACATCTCTGCGTATGTTAACAATGTTGACTTTCCTGAAAGTGCTGATGTTGCAGAAACAACTATGCTCGGAGCAGAAGCTAAATCCTATATTGCAGGATTAACTGACGCTACAATCTCACTAACTGGAATGTGGGACTCAACCGCCGACGCAATACTCGGTGTTGTTATAGGAAAAGATGATACTCTTTCCTATGAATATAGTCCTGAGGGAACAGCAAGCGGTAAAGTTAAATATACAGGCGAGTGTATTATGACTGCTTACTCAGTTTCTTCTCCAGTAGGAGACGCCGTAGCTTATAGTGCGGATTTTCAATGCTCATCAACAATCACTAGAGGCACGCACTAAATTTAAATATACAAAGGAGACGCAATGGTAGATAAATTTTTATCGGTAGATGACTTAAAGTCATTGCCTGATGTACCCGAAAAGGTTATTGAGATTCCACAATGGAAAACCAGTATCAAAGTTAAAGGTATATCGAAGAAAATGCAGATTGAACTTGGACGACTCATTCAAGGAGACACCACCGACGCTTTCGATTATCAGAAAGAGTTGCTTAAAGCAAGTGTTGTCGAACCTGCATTAGATGATGAAGCAATCGACATACTTTATGAAAAAGACGCAACGGTTATAGATATAATATTCGAAGAATTAAACGAACTCAACGGGATTGGGAGTGAGGTAGAATCGGCTTTAGCCGAAGAATTTCAAGACTAATCCTGATATATCATTTCAATTTAGACTAGCTAGAGAACTAGGTATGACAGTTGGAGAACTGCGTACTAAAATGTCATCATTAGAGTTTCATCAATGGGCAACTTTTTATTTATGGGAACAAGAAGAAAAAAATAAACAGTTGGCAATGCAAGAAGCTGAGGCAAAAAAGGCTAGAATGAGAAGATAATGGGTGCAAAAGTATTAATAGATATAGTAATGCGTGGAGCTGGTACAGCTTCTGCGCAAATGAGCAAACTTGGTGGTGTATTTGGAACTTCAGGTAAACAACTTTCAAAATTTGCAAAAATAGGTGTTGGTGCAGTTGCAGTTGCACTCGCAGGAATAACAAAAGGAGTTATAGCTTCTGTTCAAGCTTTTACAAAGTTTGAAGATAAAATGACTCAGTCTCTAGCAATTATGGAGACTACAACCGCTCAACAACAACAAATGGCTAGGGTCGCAAGAGATGTAGCAACTCAAACAGTTATTGGTGCAAGTGAATCTGCTGAAGCATATTTCTTCTTAGCTTCTGCTGGTTTAAATGCAGAACAATCAATGCAAGCACTTCCTCAAGTTGCAAGATTTGCACAAGCAGGTATGTTCGATATGGCAACTGCTACTGACTTAGCAACTGACGCACAATCTGCTTTAGGTCTTACAGTTAAAGACGCTCAACAAAACTTAATGAATCTTACTCGAGTTACTGATGTTCTTGTTCGTGCTAACACTTTAGCAAACGCAACTGTTCAGCAATTCTCAGAAGCACTCACTAACAAAGCTGGCGCCGCTTTAAAAATGACAAACAAATCTATTGAAGAGGGAGTTGCAGTTCTCGCCGCTTTCGCAGATAGAGGAGTTAAAGGTGCTGAAGCTGGAGAAAAGATGAATCAGATTCTAAGAGATGTTTCAAGAGCTGTTCATAATAATACTAATGAATGGAAGCAGTCAGGAATTACTGTTACTGACTCTACTGGAAATCTTTTAAATCTTGCTGATGTAGTTAAAAACTTAACTGAGGGAATGGACGGATTATCAGATGTTCAAAAGGCGGCACTTTTAGACCAATTAGGATTAAACAGAGGTGTTGCTGACGCAGTAAAGATTCTTGCTGGTTCTGAGGACGCTATTAGAAATTATCAAAACGAATTAGAAAATGCAATGGGTTACACGGAAAGAGTAGCTAAAAAACAATTAGAAAGTTTTACCTCGCAAATGAAAATACTAAATAACCAATCAGAAAACTTAAAGATAACTATTGGAGAAGCTGTTGTTCCGTCCCTTATTAAAATGGTTAAAGGTTTACAAACAACAGTTGAAAGATTACAAAACTTTAGAAATAGATTAAATTCTAGTGAAACATCAATGAAAAGATTTAAAAATGCTCTTAAAGCAATTATGGCAGTTTTGGCGCTTATGCACCCAGTTATTGCTCTTGTTGCTTTTGGTATCAAAAAAATAACTGAGAAAATTAGTGCAGGTAATAAAGTTTACGAAGAGGCTACTAGGAAAGCCGACCAATATACAGAAGCTCATAGGAGACAACAATATTATTTAGGTTTCACGGCAGAAAAAACTGAAGAAGTTATTGAGAAAAGTAAAACTTTAGATGATATTTTAGACGGAACAAACTTTACAGTTGATGAACTTACTAAACAATTAGAACTTAACGGAATAGCTTTAGATGAAAATGCACAAGAAGCACTTAAGACTGCTGAAGCTTATGAGGACGGTTTACTAGGTGGAATGGAATCTGTTTTAAATGCAATGGAAGCTTTAGAAGATAGGCAAGAGAGAATCCATAAGGCAGAAACTAGAAGAAATAAAGCTTTAGAAAAGCAAACCAAAGCTGAGGAAGAAGTTAAAACTGCTACTGATAAGCTTGAAAAAGCTAAAGAAAAACTCAATGAAGTTCAAGGTCTTGGTGCAAAAATTACTGATGAAGAAGCTCTTGCTATTGCAAGACAGAAACAAGTAGTTGAAGAACTAACAGCAACAGAAGATAAATCAGAAATACAAAAATTAGAATTAGCTGTTGCAATAAATCAATTAAATAAATTAGAAGAAGAGTCTATTGCTTTATCTCGTGAAGAAGAGGACGCAATAAGACAACTTGAACAAGCTGAAAAAGATTTAGTAAAAGCTGAAGAGAGAAAAGCTGAAGCTATTAAAAAAGTTCAGGAAGAACAAAAGAAACTTAATAAACTTACTGAAGCTTCTCTCAAAAATACTTTAGAGTATGCAATACTTCAAGAAAATCTTAACAAGGCTCTTGAGGGATTTGGAAAAGGAACTAAAGGTTACAATGACGCTTTAGCTAAAATGTCTGCACTTACTGGAGTTAAAATTGATGAAATGATTGCAATGTATGACAGATTGTTTGCAAGTATGAGTAGAACAGGAGTATCTGCTCCGTCTGTTACTCCAACATCAGGAGATTCTAGTTTTGGAGACGGTGTAAATCCAGCAGGCGCTCCTGCAGGAAATGTTATAAACAACTTAGGACAACAGTTTATGAAAGATATTGGAAGAAGTTCTATTATGAGTGGACACAATGGA